CCTGTAATCGGTGCCTCTTGGGTAACTGATGACAAGGCCCTGATCATTGATGCCGACTACGTTGAGCGTGTTGAAACTGAGAGTCTTCGTGTTGAGTTCAGCTACGAGGATAGCGACAACTTCCAGCGTAATTTGGTGACTGCCCGTGTTGAGTGCTTCGAGGACATCAACCTCCTCCGTACTGATGCGGCTATCTATGCCGACTTTGGAAATGCATCCTAAGATGGTGCTGTTTGTTTGATGTGGTGAATCCGGGGGTCGGGGAGACCTGGCCCCCATTTTTAAGAATCTATGTACTACAATCTACTAATCGACTGGGAGGACCAAACAAGTGAGTCCGGCATCGTTGAGCCATTGACGGTTCAAGAGGTCAAGGACTATTTGCGTTTGGAGGGCTTCATTGACAACACGGAAAGTTTGGCAACGGACTTTGACGATGACAATACCCTGATTGCCGAATTGATTACATCAGCCCGGTTGCGGTTGGAGGAATACACGGGTTTGTCATTCATCCCAAAGACTTGGGAGATTGAGTTCACCAATGAATCAGGCAACTTTGAAATCCCATTTGGTCCGGTCAATTCTATCAATTTCCTGAAGGATTCTGAGGGTGATACGATTGCCTCTACCGACTATGAACTGAGCATCAGCAAAAGGGTATTGAAAACCCCGACTTGGTCCGAAATGGTCCTGAACTATGAGGCCGGGTATGCGACATTGCCGGGTAACCTAAAGGAGGCCATGCTCAAGGAAGTTGCCTATCGGTACATCAATCGGGGTGACCTGAATGTGGATGGAATGAGCCGTGAGGCGATGGTATTGGCAAGCAGTTACAAACAAGCATTGACATGGCTGGGATAGGCGATTACAAACCCATCAAATTGGTCAAATACACCACTTCGGTTGATGGCAATGGGGATCAGTCGCAAACCTCCCAAACATACACCTTTTGGGCTGAGGTCACCGACAATGGTGGTGGCCGGAGCCAGGTGGATGGCCGGACACGGATGGGAATGGGTAAGAATTTCAAGATTTGGTTCCGGGTCAATGAGTTCCTGAATGGTGATTGGAAAATCCAATACTTCGGTGAAACTTATGCCGTGACCAATGTGGAAAGGATAGGCGAAAAACGGTTTAACTGTTTAATAACTGCCAATGTTCAAAGTTAATACGATAGGTATTGACCAATTCAGACAAAGCATTGCTAATGCAAGCAAATCTATACAACGGCAAGTTGATGGAGAATTGAAAGCGGCAGCAATGGAATATGAAGCATTGGCTAAAAAGTCGGCATCTGAGTTTGGTGATCGTGGGACTTTGAGACAATCAATATCCTACAGGAAAAAAAATAAACTTGAGTACGAAGTATTTGTTGGAACTTTTTATGCACCATTCATTGAATTCGGAACTAAAAGCAAGGCAAGAATCCCACCAGGTCTTGAAGATGTTGCGAGCCAATTCAAAGGACTAAAAGGAACAGGTGGAATATCCTTAATAGAAGCCATAAAAGCATGGGTAAAGCGTAAAAAAATCGGAGCAACATATAAAATTGCAACACGAAGAAAAGTCCGGCAAAGTCAAAAGGAAATAGATCAAATTGCCTTTTTGATTGCTAGGTCAATTTATCGAAATGGTATATCACCACAACCGTTCTTTTACAAACATATATCAACAGTAAGGACAAATTTGTTTAATAGATTAAATCAAGTTCTGAGTGGCATTTAAGGGCATTTTGTACGATTTGAAAACTGAATGGTATCAAACCCTTGACGGGGCTTTGTCCGTTCCCGTTTACAAGGATGCCACCCCATTGACTGAGGATGGCAACTTTGTCCTGATTCGGTCCGAGGGATCAACCAATACCGATTTGACCAATAGCGGATTTTTCCGTTCGGCGGTCATTGTGGTTGATATTTACACCCAATTTCCGGTCATTGGCAATTCAAAGACTGCCTCCGATATAGCCCAGGAAATTGACGATTTGGTACTTTTATCCCCGAACTCATTTGGGATAAGTCTGGCAAACCACCAAATCACCCAAATAACTTTGCAAAGCGAGGACGAATTGTATGAAGATGACAATTCGGTCAAGATATTTCGACTGATTAGACGATACGAGCATTTTGTAAACCAAACATAAAAAACAAGAAAAATGGCTGATCCAACAACAATCTCCGGCTCCGTGATGTTCATTGAATACTCGGACAATCCGGCTGGTGCGAAAAAGTCGGCTGTATGTCAAAGCGAGGGATCGTTTGACGGCAGCCGCAACGTAGTGAGTGATGAAACGAACTGCGGTGTTTTGAAATCTACTGGTCCGCAAAACAACCGATTCACTTTGAATGCGGTGGTTGACACGGCTCCCGATGCTGGCGAGGCAAGCTACAACGACTTCCAAACCCTGTATGCCAACAATACCAAAAAGTATTGGCATTTGACAGATTCCGCTAATGACATTTATCATGGTGGATATGGTTGGATTTCTGCCCTCGGTCAGCAAAACGTGAGCGGTCAGACTGCCAAATTCACGATGACTGTTGAAATTGATGGAGACATTGACACCACACCTCAATCCTAACAAATGAGACAAACAACACACCAAATCGGAGGGATTGATCAAACATTGGATTTCGGACGGTTGTGGTTTTCCAAATACTTTGGGGAGGCCACAACCACCGATCCCCTCCAAATGACGGAACTCGTCAGCAATCCGGCCAAGCAATTCGACTTCATTGTAGGGATTGTTTATGGCGGCATCAACTGTCACAAAAAGGTCACAAAGCAGACTGATTTGGTGACGATTGAGGACTGCCAAATGTGGGTGGGTGAAATGACGGATTCCGATGCTGCGGCCCTGATCAATAAGTTCGTGGAGGCCCAAAAGCCGACCGAACCGGGGGAAGCAAAGACCCAGGTGGAAAATCCCTGACCTGGGATGATATGAGGGCCGAGGCATTCGGTCAGATAGGGTTGTTGCCCGATCAGTTCTACGACCTTGAGTTTGAGGACTACATCCTTTTGAGGAAGGGCTACATTGAAAAGATAAAAGTGGAAAGCCAACTTTTGCGGTTTCAGACCGCCCTCATTTGTGAGGCATTTGTTGGTAAGGGTCAGGGGGCGAGGTTTGTCATGGATTCGTGGCAACTTGAGGAAAAGGTGGAATTGACCCGTGAGCAGATTAAAGATATGCTCAAAAAGAAAAGGGAAAGGGAAATGTTGAACCAATTAAAGAAACCGAATGGCTGAAATGCAAATACAGATAGGGGCGGAAGTAAATGGTGCCATCCGGGGGCTTCAGCAAGTTGAAACCCAAGCGGGGAAAACATTCCAAAAAGTTAGTCAGTCAAGTGGAGCAGCCACACAATCAATGATTAACCTGAGCCGTGTCGTTCAGGATGCTCCATACGGTTTCATTGGTATTGCGAATAACTTAAACCCGTTAGTTGAATCATTCCAAAGATTGAAATCTGAGACTGGTTCCACAGGTGGTGCATTTAAGGCATTGGCCACATCTTTAACAGGCCCTGCTGGAATTGGATTGGCCGTTGGTATTTTATCTACACTATTAATCAAATTTGGTGATTCTCTATTTGGGGCTTCGGAGAATAGTAAAAAATTGGCCGAAGAACAAAAGAAAGTTGCAGAGGAGCAAAAGAATATCATTGATGGCATAGGAAAAGAAAATGCCCAGGTTCAGATACTTGTTACACAATTAGGAAAGGAAAATCTAAGCAGAGAACAAAAGGAAGGCATTCTAAAAAAACTCAACCAAATAAACCCCGTATATTTTGGGGATTTGAAAAATGAGGAGGGCTTAATCAACAATGTCAATGCGGCTTACGATAAATATCTCAAATCATTAGTCCGCAGAACGGAAGGAGCAATTTTGCAAAAGGATTTGGAGAAATTAAGTACCCAAATACTTGAATTGGAAAGAAAGGGAGCGGTTCCGTTGGCTCAATTACCTCAAGGGGTCAGTTTTGATGAGAATCGAAAAATAACTCAGGAGAATTTGAAGCAGTTGACATTATCAACTCAACTTCAAACATTACTCAATGAGCGGGAGCAAATACTATCACGAATTGCTGAAAAATCAGACATTCCCCTTGACTTAAAAGTTGAAAAACCTGATCTTGACATTCCTTTGCTTGCCATTGTTGAATTTAATGATAAGATTATAAGGGAATTTGAAAAATCAACACAAAAAGTAGAGGCAGAACTTACCAATTTGGGTGATGCGGTTGATAGTCAATATGTAAATAGAGTAACACAAATTATCAACAAAAACCCTATTCAATTAAAGTTCATTCCTATTGATCCAAAGAAACTAATTGATGCAAATGCATATCGGAATCAATTAAAACAGATTGAAAAGGTAAACAACCTTGTGGCTGAATCAATCGGAGGGGTTGTAAAAACAGCATTTGGTCAATTATTTGAAGCCCTTAAAAATGGCGAAAACGCATTTCGTGCATTTGCCCAGGGGGTAGGTACGGCATTACTTAGTGTGGTGGAGAAAATCATTGCCACCGCCGCCGCCGCCGCCGTGTCCGCGTCGGCGAATTTCATCATCATCATCATCATCACCATCATCATCAGCATCATCAACATCATCATAATCAGCATCATCATATCCGGAACAACTGCAACATCCGTTGCTCGCGGCTTTGCTGGCGGCGGCGAGCGGCGGCGGCGCCGCCGCCGGCGTCGACGTC